AGTTAGTAAATGGCCAGTCATAACATAACATTTGATCCCGAATCAGGAACTCCTTATGCTGCTAATTTAAACATCTACGGGGGAGCAGGATTTGACGATACTTTTACAGTAACACGTCCTAATTCTACTGCTTATGATTTTACTGGATATAGTGGTGCTGCTCAAATGACAAAAAGTGTAGCCGTAGGATCTACTGTTGCTATTACTGCTACTTTCACCGTAGGATTCACCAGTGCTGCTGGTGGAAAAATAGCATTAACATTAGCAGACACCCTTACGAGAAATATTAGTGAAGGTAGATATGTTTATGATGTTAATATAGTGAGTGCGGGATCCACTTATTATAAATTAGTAAGAGGGGATGTAATGGTTCATGCTGGTGTTTCTACCAGACCCTAAATAATTTCACAGGAATAGTAGATACATGGCACAACCATCTAGTAGATCTGAATTAAAGCAATATTGTTTACGTCAGTTAGGAGCTCCTGTACTGGAAATTAACCTTGCGGATGAACAATGTGAAGATATAATTGATGATGCTGTTCAATATTTTCATGAAAGACATTTTGATGGAGTGTTACAAACATATTTAAAATATCAAGTAACTCAAGATGATATTGACCGAGGTAAAGGTCCAGGAGCAGCGGGAGTAACAGGAATAACAACTACCACGGCTTCTTCAACTATTAATGGAGTTTCGATAGATTTTGATTGGAAAGAAAATAGTAATTATCTAGAAGTACCTCCTGCAGTTATTGGTGTTACTAAAGTCTTTCATTTTGATGGAAGTGCTACTATTACTAATAATATGTTTAGTGTTAAATATCAATTATTTTTAAATGATATTTACTATTGGGGAGCAACAGAATTATTAACCTATGCAATGACAAAAACTTATTTGTCTGATATAGATTTCTTGTTAACAACAGAAAAGCAAATAAGATTTAATCAAAGAATGGATAGATTATATCTTGACATGGATTGGAGCACTTTGACGGCTGGAGATTGGTTAGTTATGGATTGTTTTAGAACTCTTGATCCAAATGATTATTCACGAGTATGGAATGATTCATTTTTAAAAAAATATACAACTGCTCTTCTTAAAAAACAGTGGGGACAAAATCTCATTAAATTTAATGGAGTTAAACTTCCTGGTGGAGTTGAATTAAATGGTCGAGATATATATGAAGATGGTGTAAAAGAACTCGAAGTTATTAGAGAGCAAATGTCCAATACTTATGAATTACCACCTCTCGATATGATAGGCTAATGGCATTAAATCCATATTTTCTACAAGGATCTTCTGGTGAGCAGGGATTAGTCCAAGATTTAATTAATGAACAGTTGAAGATATATGGGGTGGAGTGTTATTATCTCCCTCGCCAGTATGCAACAACTAACAAAATTATTAGAGAAGTCGTAGAATCAAAATTTAAACAATCATATCCTATTGAGGCATATGTAGAGAATTTTGATGGATATGGAGATAATACTGTAATGCTTTCCAAGTTTGGAATACAAGCAACTAATGAATTAACCATTACAATATCTCAAGAAAGATTTAAAGATTATATTTCACCATTAATTAAAAATTTACCTAATATTAATTTACCAAATGTTGATTTAGACCATAGACCAAGGGAAGGGGATTTAGTTTATTTTCCTTTAGGAGATAGGTTATTTGAGGTTAAATTTGTAGAACATGAAAAACCTTTTTATCAACTTAGAAAGAATTATGTTTATACATTAACTTGTGAACTCTTCAGACCAGAAGACGAAGTATTGGATACTGGTATTGAAGAAATAGATGATACATTTGATGTAGACTTTAATTTGATGACTGTCACTGTTATTACATCAGGGTCAGATGCCAGTGCTGCAACTAGAATAGACAATGGTGCAGTCCAGACGATTGAAGTTACAAATAGAGGTGAGAGATATACTTCAAGTCCAAGAGTAGCTATTACATCTGCTCCTTCTGGAGGACTTACTGCTGTAGGTATTGCTACTCTTCTTGATGGTTTGACTAACTGTGATGGAACAGAAATAGGATCTAAAGTACAAGGAGTTCAAATTATAAATCCAGGTTATGGTTATGATTATACTGATGCTCCTGGTATTTTATTCTTTGGTGGGGGAACTGATGCTGTAGGTGCTGCTGCAACGGTGGGAGTTGCTTCTACTGGTTCAGTTGGTATTGTTACCATTTCTGATGGGGGTTCTGGTTATGCTACCCCTCCAACAGTAACATTCAGTACTCCTACACATGTGGGTGCAGCTGCTACTGCGGTTCTTTACAGTCCAATGTCAGGAATTGGAGTAAGTATTCTTTCTGCTCCTATTAGTGATGGAGATGCCAAATTTATGTTCCCTGGTGGAACTACTGGTGGTAGATTTTATAAACCAGGATTCCCACCAACAGTTACTTTTGGATTACCAACAGGATCTAGCGAGACAGCAACAGCTACTGCTACTCTAGATGATTATGATGTTTCTGGAGGAACTGTATTAACTGTTACGATGACCAGTGGAGGTAAATTCTATGATAGTGCTCCTACTGTTACATTCTCTGCTCCAACCGCTTCAGGTGCTGCTGCAACCGTTGGTTTAGCAGGTTCCTCTATAAATGCTAGTTCGATAGCATTTAGCACTACTGGTAGGGCATATACAACTGCACCTACTGTTTCAATTACTGCAGCTCCTGCAGGTGGAACATCTGGTGTTGGTATTGTTACTATTCATTCTGTTACTGGTATTGTTACTGCTGTTTCCTTTAATCCTTCTGATGCGTGGGCAGTAGGAACCAGTGCTACAGTTGGTTCTGGTTATACTGTTGCACCTACACTTACATTCTCAGGAGCAACGGCACAGGTAAGAGCAACAGGAACCGCAGTTGTATCTGCTGCTGGAACCGTAACTGCTATTTCTATTGGTAATAGTGGATTTGGATATCAGGCAGGAAATCCTCCTACAGTATCTATTGATGCTGCTACGGGAGGGGATGAAGAATTTAGAGCAACTGGTATTACCACCATGCGATATAATTCTATATTTGCAGAAGGTACTTTGGGTGTGGGAGCTACTATTATTACAGGAATAGCAACTACTGGTATATTGATCGGTGATAGAGTTAGATTAGGTGTAGGATATAGTGACTCTTATAACTTTATTGATGGAGATGCATATGTAACAACTATTAATGCAACATCAATTGTGATGTCGGAGGCTGCTACAAATGTGGGTATAGCAACTTCAACATTTGAATTTGGTATTCAAAATTGTGGTATTGTTACAGGTATTAATATCATTTATGGTGGTGGTGGATATTTAACACCTCCCACGGTTTCTATATCCAATACTGAAGGTGATAAGAATTATCATTCAGAGGTTGCTGGTGTCACCACTGCTGTTGGTTTATCTTTAATTAATTCTTCAGGTATTGTAACTGCCATTTATCTAACAAATGCTGGTGCTAAGTATATCGAAGTACCATCAATAACGATAGGTGCTGCTGATACTGGTGGTACAGGTAACTTCATTCCAACTGAAACTATAACAGGTTCAGCAAGTAGTGTAACTGCTATTGTAAGAACATGGAATGCATCCACAGGAGTTCTTGCTATCTCTAATGCAACTGGGGACTTTATTATTGGAGAGACTCTTACTGGTAGTCAAAGTAATGCACAATTTGAATTAAGATTAACTCAGGAAGATAATACTATTAGTCAATATCCTGATAATTTAGAAATAGAAACTCAGGCTGATTCCATTTTAGACTTTAGTGAGTCTAATCCATTTGGAACACCATAAATATAATATACAAGGTCTGTAACAATGTTTGAGTATTATTACCACGAAATATTAAGAAGAACGATTATTTCTTTCGGAAGTCTTTTTAATGGTATAGAAATTAAACATGAGGATAGTGATGATAATACTACTAGTGTTATCAGAGTTCCTCTTGCATATGGACCTACTCAGAAGTTTTTAGCTAGATTACAGCAATCTCCAGAACTTAATAAACCAACCTCAATTACATTACCTAGAATGTCATTTGAATTTGTTGGTTTACAGTATGATGGATCAAGAAAAGTAACTACTACTCAGACGTTTAAATCTTCAACTACAGGAAGTGGAGCATCAATTAGAAAGACATATATGCCAGTTCCATATAATATGTCTTTTGAGTTAGCAGTTTTTACTAAATTGAATGATGATATGCTACAGATTGTAGAGCAAATTGTACCATATTTTCAACCTGCGTATAATCTAACTGTAGATCTTGTTAAGACTATTGGAGAGAAGAGAGATGTTCCTGTGGTTATTGAAAACATAACAATGGAAGATGATTATGAAGGAGATTATACAACTAGAAGATCATTAATATATACGTTTAGATTTACAGCAAAAACTTACCTATTTGGTCCTGTTGGATCCAATGCTGCTGCTTCCAAAGATCTTATCAAATCTGCGAAGATTGGATACATTGCTGGTGGTTATACCAAGACTCCTACGAGAGATGTTACTTACTCTGTTACTCCTCGTGCTACTAAGGCTTATGATGCTAATGTGGTAACAACATTAACTTCTAATATCAGTGCTGCCTTAGATGTATTTGATGTTGATGACGCTGCTGGTATTGCAGAGAATACATATATTATTATTGATAATGAGTCTATCTATGTTGATAAGAAAACTGACAATCAACTCTTTGTGAAGAGAGGTCAGGATGGAACATCTCCAACTGAACATGTGGGTGGTGCTGGTGTAAATCTTGTTACTGCGGCAACTAATGATTTAATTGAGGTTGGTGACGACTTTGGATTTGATGGTTCTTTGATTTAAAACAATGAAAAAATTAGATGATGCTTTTAACATTACTGAGACTGAGGTAGTGACAACCGAAAAGGTTGGAATCACTCCTGAGCAAAAACCTGATAGAATGACGAAGGATGATATAACCAGAGATTATGAATATACAAGAGGCAATTTATATTCTATCATTGAAAAAGGACAAGAAGCAATTGATGGAATTCTTGAACTTGCTCAAGAGAGCGACATGCCAAGAGCATATGAGGTAGCAGGTCAGTTGATTAAAAGTGTTTCTGATGCCACTGATAAATTGATGGATCTTCAGAAGAAACTCAAGGATGTTAATGAAGAGCAACAGACCAAAGGCCCCAATACTGTTAATAATGCATTGTTTGTAGGATCTACTGCAGAACTTGCTAAACTTATAAAAACTGGACTTCCACAGGACAATAAATAAAAAGAAGGGGAGAGAAATCCCAAAGTACCTAAGCTACTCATAACATGTCGGAAGACAACATTGAAAATTTGCCGTCTATAGAAGACTATAAAGATAATTCAGAAGAATTGCCATCAGTAGATGAATTTATATCTGAGGAGAAGGAATTACCGTCAGTAGAAACATTTTTAGAACACGATGAAGAAGTAAAAGAAGATAATATTCAAATTCTTGATGATGCACAAGGGAACGCAGCAATAGAAGTTACTGATATAATCCAAGCACCTCAATGGGGTGAATTAGTTCGTATGGTAAATGATGTCAGGGAAAGCATTCCTGATATTCCTGAAATTAAATATTATGATACGGAACTTAAGGAACTTGCTGAACATATTGAAGAAGTCAGAAACAATATACCTATAGTTCCTGAAGTAAAGTATTATGATACTGAAGTAGAAGCAATATGTGAACAAATTGATGTTGTAAGAGAAGAAGTTAAAAATCTTCCTGAACCAAAGTATTATGATGAGCAATTAAACCTCATTGAGGAAAAGATTAAAAATCTTCCTGAACCAAAGTATTATGATGGAGAAATAGAGGCAATATGTGAGGCTATTGATGAAGTCAGGAAGCAAATTCCTACTTTCCCAAAATGGGTTAATGAAGTAAATGAAGTTCCTGATTTTTCATGGATTGGAAAAACTTTTAGTGTAATTGATGATGATTTTATTAAAGTTGGAGATCATATCAAAGATCTTAAAAGTAAATTTGACTCTGATCTTGAGGAACTAACTGAAAACCTAGATCTTAAAGATTTTGAACAAAGAGTAAAGATTGAAGAATTAAATAAGGCTAAAGATAAGATATATGAGGAACTTAAAGAAGCAGCAATAAAAATTTGGTCTCATCATGATGAATTTAAAGATGATGATAGAAAATTAAAGAAAAGTGTATTAAGTAAATTAAATGAGACTAGACAAAATATTGAAAAGCAAATAAGTGCGTTAGATAATAAAAGTTATGAATCGGATAAAAATTTAAAAAATTATTTTGAGGGTTTAAAAGAGGAGGTTGCTAATCTACCAAAACCAAAATATTATGATGATAATATTTCTGAATTAAAAAATAGTTTACATAGTCTGGATGAAAGATATACAGATACGGCAACTAATATTGCTGAACTTTATAGAATTGTTGAAGAATTAAAAGAACAACAAATAATAACTGAAGGACTCTTAAATGAACCACCTACTTATGAACAAGCAGTTGGTGGAAAACCTGATCCTCTTACACCGTTAGATAAGAAATTTGCTACTGTTGAGGATTTATCTAAGCATTATACTTTATTTGTTAATAGAGTTCAGCAGCAGTTAGCCACATTTGGTGGAGGTGGTGCAGTAGATCTTCAATACTTGGATGATATTACAGGTATTGCTACTAATGTGAGTGCTTATGATGGAATGTTTCTTCAGGTGGATACATCCCAATCCAATAAGAAAAACTTTAAATTTTCTACGGTAAGTAGTGGAAGTACTACATGGACTACTACGTCATCTGGTATTCATACTTTATCTAAGGTAGGTATTGGAACAACTGCAAAAGATGATTATGGATTATTTGTTCAAGGGGATGTAAAGGCTACGGGATTTATTACTGCTACTAATGGATATTTTAGTGGTATTTTAACTGCTCATACATTTGAACATCATACTGTAACGGATATTCAATCTACTGGTATTATCACTGGTATGAGTGATTTATATATTGCAGGAAATGCTCGAATTGTTGGTATTCTCACCGCAGGTAGTTCATCTATTACTATTGATGGTGATAATAATCAAATCACTGTTGGTGCTGGAATAACTTTGGATGCTGCGAATGACTTTATATACAGTGAGCAAATACAGGTTGGAAGTGGAATTACTATAGATTCTACCAATAATACTATTGAGGTTGGTGGTACTAAAGTTGCTGATGCTAGTGGAGATGCTAGTTATGTGGGAGTGGTAACTGCTAGTGCTTTTGATACTGGTCATGGGGAATATAAGGGATCTTCTATAACAACTACTTCTACATCGCCATTAGCTATTGTTGAGTTATCGAGTTCTTTATATAGATCTGTAAGTTATCAAGTACAAATTGTAGAAGGAACGAATTATAATATGACTACTATTAATGTTATTCATGATGGTACTAATACGTATATGACTGAATATGGAACTATTAATATACCTACAGGAATAGCGACCTTTAGTTCTGATATCAATAGTGGGTCTTTAAGATTGTTAGGTTATCCTGCATCTACTAATTCCACTACATTTAAAACTATGTTTAGTGCTATAGATATTTGATCTTAAAGAGAGGAGAAGAATAAATATAAAGGTAGAGTTTGTTATTTCATGAAAAAGTGTCCTCCAGGCGAATATTATTGTTATGATTCCAAGAAATGTAAGAAGATTCCTAGTGGTTACCATGTTGGTGCTAGAGGATATCTTGAGCAAGATGAGGAAAATGGAAAGAAAAATGGTAACGGAAATGGAACCAATGGACATTCAAATGGTAACGGCTCTAACGGGGGTAATGGTGGAGGAGTAAGTGAATCCACATACCTACCAAGAAGAACAGGCAATATAATAGATGTTTATGTTGGTTGGAGAGGAAAAGGTCACGCAATTAAAATGTTTTTCCCTCAAATCAAAAAACCTTCACGCAGAGAAGTACTGGATCAAGTGAGAAAAGTGTATCCTGGTGCTCAACTCTGGTCTTACCAAGTTTCCAATTATGACCCAGGAGAACCTCTCCTCCAGACAGGAGGAAGAAACTAAACAGTTAAAAAAGAAAGTAAAGAATTTAGAAAAAATATTAGACTTACAACAAAAAACTAGAGATCACGATAGAAAATTTGGACACTATGAAATGATGTAGGAGGTTATTATGGAAGACATTTATTTAGGCAATCCCCTCTTAAAAAAGGCGAATGTTGCACAGGAATTTACTCAAGAACAAATTCTTGAGTTTATGGCTTGTAAGAATGATCCCGTATATTTTGCAAAAAATCACGTAAAGATTGTTTCTCTAGATGAAGGTCTTGTACCTTTTAGACCTTATGACTTTCAAGAAAGATTAATTAATAATTTCCATCATAATAGATTTAATATATGTAAGATGCCTCGGCAGACTGGTAAGTCTACGACATCGGTATCATACTTATTACATTATGCTGTTTTTAATGATAATGTAAATATTGGTATTCTTGCTAACAAAGCAGCAACTGCAAGAGACTTGTTAGGTAGATTACAAACTGCCTATGAGAACTTGCCCAAATGGATGCAGCAAGGAATTATATCATGGAATAAAGGTTCATTGGAGTTAGAAAATGGTTCTAAAATCTTGGCGGCTTCCACTAGTGCTAGTGCTGTTCGGGGTATGTCTTTCAACATCCTCTTCTTGGATGAGTTTG